AGATAGTGGCGAAAGCAACATGTGAATTGCTTACACCTTCACATTAGTTTGGCGACCATGTGAAGATGTTACTTTTAGGATTAGTAAAAGCACCGCCTTAATCAGTGTATCACAGCGCTGAGAAAAAGGAAGCATTACTATGACTAAAAAACAAGCAAACGAAGTATGTGAAAGAGCAAAAATCAACCAAATTAATGTGCATTGTGCATTTGATGAAATTGTTGAAACAAACACATTAATTGAAAATCCAAAGAACCCTAATACTCATCCGGAAGAGCAAATAAAACTTCTTGCGGATATTATTAAAAGAACCGGTTGGAGAGCGCCGATAACAGTTTCAAAAAGATCCGGTTATATTGTCAAAGGACATGGCCGATTGAAAGCTGCAAAACTTGCAGGATTTGAATCGGTGCCGGTTGAATATCAAAACTTTGAAAGTGATGATGAAGAAAATGCAGCACTTCTCGCTGATAACAGGATTGCAGAATTATCGGAAATTGATTCTAAATTATTGGCCCAAATGTTTGATGAATTTAATTTTGAAGAATATGGAGATTTAACAGGTTATACGCAGGAAGAATATAATGAACTTGTAGAAGTTATTGAGGAAGCGCAAGAAGTCGCAGATCCTGATACTATAATTGTTCCTGCAGAAAAAGGGGAAGCATTTACAAAGCCAGGTGATTTATGGATATTAGGCAGACACCGTCTTATATGTGGTGATAGCAGAAATATAGAAACATATCAAGCATTGATGGAAGATGAAATTGCGGATATGGTCATCACGGATCCACCGTACAATGTGGATTATGAAGGTGCAACCGGCTTAAAAATAGCAAATGACAATTTAAGTGATGGTGAATTTTATAACTTCTTATTGGATTGTTTTACTCCAATGAGTAAATTCCTAAAACCGGGTGGTGCTGTTTATTGTTGGCACGCAGACAGCGAAAGAATAAACTTCCAAAGAGCATTGGAATTTGCAGGGGTATTAATTAAACAAAATTTAATATGGGTAAAAAATTCATTTGTGATGGGTAGGCAAGACTATCAATGGAAACACGAATCTTGTCTATACGGATGGAAAGAAGGTGCAGCACATTACTTCACTGAAAAAAGAAATATTCCGACTGTAAATGAATTAAAAAATATTGAATTCGATAAAATGAAAAAAGAAGAATTGGTTGAATTGATGAAAAGAATGTTAGATATTCCATCTACAATACTAAACTTCAACCGACCAACAAAGAGTACATTACATCCTACAATGAAGCCGGTTGATTTATTCATAGACGGAATAGAAAATTCATCTCGGCCCGGGCAAATAATTCTTGATGCATTCGGTGGATCGGGAACAACAATCATTGCCAGTGAGAAGTTAGGGCGCAGAGCAAGAGTTGTTGAATTAAGTCCGGAATATTGTGATGCAATAGTCAAAAGATATTTAACAGTATTTGATAACACAATTACGAAATGTATAAGAGAGGGTAACGAAATCAAGTCCCCTCTAAAATCCATGAATGAATAAAAACTCATGAATGGATAGACGGCTCATTAAGGCTTGTGAAAAATCGAACATGATGTTTTAATTCAAACACCATGGAAAATTGAATACAAGCCTTTCTGAATTGTCTGAGAGGTGTAAAAATTCGGGTAGGTTCTGTCAGAAGAATTTTTTCTTTGTGGTGCTGGCGAGCCCAAAACCTGTGTAGTTTTTTTAAAAAAATTTTCACCCGTTTCGTTTCGTTAGCACAGGAAAATATAGGGAAGGTTTTATGGACATAAGTAAGTTAAAACCAACAGAATTTTTGGCAAATTACTTTGGTATAAGTGCAAGAAGAGTGCAACAACTCGCACAGGATAACATAATTCCAAGTGTAAAAGAAAAAGGAAATTATTATTTTGATCCACCTATAGCGATCAAAAAATACATAACTTTTTTGCAAGATGCTCTAAATAAAAAGAATAAAAATACGGAAGAGCAAGAAAACAAAAAGTTAGATGTCGAAATTCGTTTAAAAGAAGCAAAGGCTTCATATGCGGAATTAGAATTAAGTGAGCTAAAAGGGAAAATGCATAGAGCTGAAGATGTTGAAGAATTAATTTCAGATCTTGCAGCAACAATCAAAGGAATGATAATTGCACTTCCCGGAAGGGTAGCCATGGATGTTGCAAAATTAGATACTGCTGCCGAAGTATCAACCGTGTTGGAGAAAGCTTGTTTTGAAATATGCGAACAACTTACCGAATATGAATATAATCCGGAATATTTTAAAACGAGAGTTCAAGAACGTGGTGGTTTAACAAGCGACGATCTAACTGATTGAAAAGATTTAAAACCCCCACTCAAATAGCAAAAGATATAAACAAAACAATCAAACCGGCATTGGCTTATTTTAAGCCTCCGGAAAAATTATATGTTGATGAGTGGGCAGATAAATATAGAGTTCTAAGTCCGGAGAGTTCGGCAGAACCTGGACCGTGGAGAACAACGAGAACCCCATACCTACAAGAACCAATGAGAGCATTCAATGATCCAAAGGTTCATACAATTACAATGGTAGCCGGTTCTCAAATCGGAAAATCAGAACTGCAGTTGAACATAATCGGATACATTATAGATCAAGATCCAGGCTCAATAATGTATATTCAGCCAAATCTTGAAGCTGCAAGAAAATTTTCAAGACAGCGTGTTGCACCGATGGTGCGAGATAGCAAAAAATTAAATAAAAAAGTTCATAATACGAAATCAAGAGATAGCGGAAATACGATATTACAAAAAACATTTCCTGGTGGAATATTGACAATTTGTGGTTCTGAATCTGCTGCAGCATTATGTTCAACACCGGCAAGATATGTAATTGGTGATGAAAGAGATAGATGGGCTGTATCTGCAGGTAACGAAGGGGATCCTTGGAGTCTTGCCCAAGCAAGACAAACAACCTTTTATAATCGCAAATCAGTAGAAGTATCTACCCCAACCGTAAAAGGCGCAAGTAATATTGAAACTGCATTTTTACTTGGTACACAAGAAAGATGGTGTCATAAATGTCCACACTGTGGAGAATATACAAATATTGTATTTGACCATGTGCGCTTTGACTATACAACCAGGGTTGTCAAAGGAAAAGAATTCTTTGATATTGATGTATTAGGATTTGCTTGCCCTCACTGTGGAGCAATAACTTCTGAACATGACATCAGAAATCAACCGACTAAATGGATAGCTGAAAATCCCGATGCGTATGAAACCGGGCGCAGGTCTTTTTGGCTGAATGCTTTTTCAAGTCCATGGACACCGTGGGAAAAAATAATCCGTAAATTCTTGGAAGCAAGAAAAGATCCTGAAAAATTAAAAGTCGTGTTTAACACTTTGCTTGGAGAATTATGGGAGGACCGTGGAGATCTTGCAGATGAAGATGAGATGCTCGAAAGAAGAGAAGAGTACAATTCTGATTATTTGTCGGAAGGGGTTCTTGCATTAACTTGCGGAGTCGATGTTCAGGACAATCGTCTTGAATATGAAATTGTTGGCTTTGGAATGTTTGGAGAAACTTGGGGAATAAAAAAAGGTTATATTATGGGCCGACCGGACTCGCCACAAGTGTGGTCGAGATTAGATGATGCTATTAACCATGTTTATTATCTCAAAAACGGAAGAGGTCTAAAGGTAACAATTACATGCGTGGACTCTGGTGGTCACTTCACACAGGATGTTTATGAACAATGCCGTTTAAGAATGAATAGATGTGTATTTCCTATAAAAGGTAAAGGTGGAGAGGGTATACCATTTGTTGGAAAACCAAATAAAGTATTTATCAAAGGCGATAAAAAACGATTTGTTTGGCTTTATTCTTTGGGGGTTGATGCAGGGAAATCTATTATAATGGACAATCTGCGTGTTCAAGAACCTGGTGCAAAGTATTGCCACTTCCCGAAAAATGAAGATAGAAATTATGATTTAAATTTCTTTAACGGACTTTTATCGGAAAAGTTGACATTATCTAAAACAAAATCAGGGAATCGTTGGTGTTGGGAAAAATTGCCGGGTCATAGAGCTAATGAAGCTCTTGACTGCAGGAACTATGCTTTAGCAGCCTTCAGAATTTGGGATCCGGATTTGGATGCAATTTATAAACGATTACTTGAACCACTAACTAAAAAGGTAAAAGTTGTTCATAAAGCAAAAAAACGAGTTACAAAAAGCAGACTTTTAGAAGGCGGTGATTGGTAATGATAAATAAAAAAACAATGCTTCGGGAAAAAATAAAAAATAAAAAAATTAGACTTGAAGCATATCAAAAAAGAGAGTTGCTTATGTTGTCTCCCGAAGGGGTGCAATCATACGGCATAGGTTCAAGAAATGTAGCAAGATACAATACGGATTTGGCTACAGTACGAAATGCAATAAAAGAACTTGAAGCCGAGATTGAAGAACTTGAAAACTCTCTAAATGGTATAAGACCACGAAAAGCATTTGGAATTATTCCAAGAGATTTATAACCGGAGAAAAATATGCAAAATAAAAAATTAATACAAATAAAAAATAAAGGATATTCTTTAGCCGGTGCAAGTCACACAAAAAGAGCGCTAAAAGGTTTCAATGCTCAAAGTGGTTCTCCGAATGAAGATATAAACTATAACAATAGGACATTAAGACAAAGATCAAGAATTTTAATGGCTTCGGGAGGTGTTGCTCTATCAGCAATAAATACAAACCGAACTAATGTTGTAGGAATTGGTTTATATCCGAAAAGTCGAATCAATAGAGAATACTTAAATATGAGTGTGGAAGAAGCAGATGCTTGGCAAAAACATACCGAGATGGAATTTTCTCTATGGGCCGACAACAAAAGGGCTTGTGATGCAACAGGAATAAATGATTTTTATTCAATGCAACAATTAGTTTTAACAAGCTGGCTTGCTTCAGGTGATTGCTTCGGATTGATTAAAAGATATAAAACTACAACATTGATGCCTTATAGTTTAAGAATTCATGTTATAGAAGCTGATAGGATATCAACTCCAAGTACCAGTGGAACAGGAGGAAAAACTGACGGAACTTATAAAGGTCATAAAGTTTTTGATGGTGTTGAAGTCCTGGATAATGGTTTAATAGATGCATACCACATCAGAAATACATATCCAGGAGAAATAAACGCAGGAAAAACGGAATGGGTGAGAGTTCCTGCATACGGAGAGAAATCGGGATTACCAAATATTCTTCAGGTAATGAGTACCGAAAGACCGGACCAATATAGGGGTGTTCCTTATTTAGCACCAGTAGTTGAAGCAATAAACAATATAAGAAGATATTCTGAAGCCGAAATAATGGCTGCAATCATTGAAAGTTTTTATACTGCATTTATTACAACGGAAAGCGATTCTACGGAAATACCAATGAACGAAGCTATACCAAATGATGAAGTAGAAGTTTCAGATGATGAAGATGAATATGAAATGGGCCCTGCAACAACAATCAAATTAAAACCCGGAGAAGGTGTAACATTTGGAGATCCAAAAAGACCTACAGGAGGGTTTGCAACTTTTGTAAGGGCAGTTTCAACTCATATCGGTGCAGCATTAGAATTGCCGGTTGATTTATTGGAAAAGTCTTTTAATGCAAGTTATTCAGCAGCAAGAGCTGCACTTCTTGAAGCGTGGAAAGCATTTAGAATGAGAAGAAAGTGGTTTCGTTCTGATTTTTGCGATCCTGTTTATGAGATTTGGATGTATGAGGCCGTTGCCCGTGGCAGAATTATAGCTCCCGGATTTTTTGATGATCCGTTAGCAAGAAAAGCATATTTAGGCTGTACATGGATTGGACCTTCCCAGGGAATGTTGGATCCAACAAAAGAAATCTCCGCAGAGGTTATGGCTTGCGAATATGGTTTAAGTACATACTCAGACTCTGCAACTCGTTTAAATGGTTCAGATTGGGATGGTAATATTAGCCGCTTGTCTGTTGAATATGAAAAATTAGCGGAAGCAAGAGTTAAAAGTCCGGATGTGCAAGAACTTATAAAAGAATCAATAAAAGAAGGATTAAAAACGGAGGGAATAAATGGCTCAAGCAATGATTCAAGCACCAAATAAAACATCTTCGAAGTTTTGGAATGTGGCCAACTTTGATGGGGTAAATGCAGAACTTACTATGTATGGAGAAATTTGCGATAAACAACCTGTTGATTGGTGGACAGGCGAAGCACTTCCCGGAGAATATATAACTCCGGAAGGTTTTTTGGAAGATCTGCAGACAATAAAAAAAGCACAAAATATAACGATTAAATTAAATTCTTGTGGTGGAGATTTATACACAGGTCTTGCAATATGCCACGCATTAAAAGAATTAAACAAAAATATAATTATTGATGTTGTCGGTGTTGCTGCAAGTGCCGGAAGTATAATTATGTGCGCCGGAAACACTGTAAGAGTTCATGCAGGTTCAATAATTATGATACATGGAGTAGCTGCTGAATTAAGGGGATATTGGGGATTGGATGACTTGAAAAAGCAAGTTCGTTCATTCGATACAAGCGAAAATGCAATTGCAGAAATCTATGCAGAAAAAACCGGAATGGCAGTAGATAAACTCCGTTCAATGATGACAAAAGAAACATGGATGACCGGAAGAGAAGCAGTCGAAAAAGGATTTGCTGATGAACTTCTTGAAGGGGAACCGGCACAAATTAATTTAATTGATAAATGTGTTCTTATGTCAAATGGCATTAAATTGAATTTTGAAGGTCATAATATCCCAAATGACCTTATTCAAAATAGAGGAATTACAAGTACAGGAGGAAATCAAAAGATGAATCAAGAACAAGAACTAAAAAATTTCTTGGACAAATTGGGATCAGGAATTCAAGCAGCATTTTCCAAACTCACAAATTCCGAAAAAACTGAAGGTGAGGATGGAGGTGCTGGAGAAGATCCTAAAACTCAAAATGCAACACAACCCGGAGCAAGTGAACATGGCCAAGCAAGTGCAGCTTCACAAGAAAATAACATTGAAGCAAGAATTCAAGCAGCAATTCTCGCTGATAGAAAACGCTGTCAAGAAATTGATGCACTGCCTGAAAATGTTAGTGCTGAATTAAAAAATGCTGCAAAATATGGAGGTAAACCATGTAATGCAGGAGAGCTTGCAATGTTTGTTTTAGCAAAAACCGATCCAAAAAACAGCACTGCATTACAAAATATGCAAGCTGACAGTAAGGCTTCTGAAGCAAATAAAGTTAATGGAGCTTCTGCACCATCAGACAATTTGACTGAAGAACAAAAAAAAGTCAATGAAGCAAAGCAGTTTGCAAAGGAAAGACAAGAAAGAAAGAAAAATAGAAAGTAGGAGGTAAAGATGGGTAAAAAGTTAAATGAAGATATCGCAACCATAAATTACGATAATCTTTTCTATTCTGACGTTGTTAAAGCTATTCCTGCCGGTGTAACTGTTGCATCAGGACAGGGCAAACTTAAGAGAGGAACACTTCTTGCTAAAAATTCAGAAAACAAAATGATAGTTTTGGGATCTGATGCTGAAGATGAAGATGTTGAAGTAAAAGCAATTGCAGACTGTGTATTAACAGACGAGGTCGATGCAACTTCCGCTGACGCAGATGCAATTGCATATATTCAGGGAAATTTTAATATCAATGAGTTAATCGTTGCTGAAGGATACACAATCTCTCAAGCTGATAAAGATACATTAAGAACAAAGAATATCTTAATTGGCAGAACATTAGGTTATTAAGTTATTACAAATTAAACAGGAGGAAATTCAGATGGCATTTGATTATACACATGTACCTTCTTTTATTGCTGCAATAAAAGAAGAAAAACCTTTTTCAACCTTTTTGAAAGATAGATACTTCCCGAATGGAGAAAATTTCGCTACGGATGAAGTTCTTGTTGAATACAATAAAGGAAACAAAAAACTTGCACCATTCGTTGCTCCAAGAGTTGGTGGTGTAACGATTAAGCGAGAAGGCTATAGTGCAAAAACATTTGCACCGGCATATATCGCACCGAAAAGAAATCTTACTATTGATGATTTAAAGAAAAAGAGAATGGGAGAGTCCTTATATTCTCAAATGTCTCCGGAAGATAGAGCATCTGAAATTATGCTTGATGATGAAAATGAATTAGATGAATCTATCGCAAGAAGAGAGAATTGGATGGCTGCTCAATTACTTATCAATGCATCAATTGTAATGGAAGAAAAAACTGAAGATCCGGATGTAAATCTTGAAAAAGAAATTTACTTCTATGAAGGTGACACAAATGATTGGATTTATATCCCTTCAAAAGAATGGTCGGATCCTACAGCAGACATCATTGGTGATATTGCTGCAATGTGCAAAGTTCAAGCAGCAAATGGGGTAAAATCAACAGAGCTTCTTGTTGATGCCGTAACAGGTGCCGCAATTCTTAATAATAACAAAATTAAGGAATTGCTTGATAACAGGAATTATAATGTAGGAACTGTAGATCCTCAACTTGTTGAATTTGGTGTCGCAAAATTAGCAAGATTGAATTGCAACGGCTATGTTGTAGATATTTTGGAATATGTAGAAGAATACGAAAATGACAATGGTCAAAGTGTTCCATACTTGCCAAAAGGTTATGCAACATTATTAGCACCGGCTTGTGGTACAACTTCTTATGGTGCAGTAACGCAACTTGAAGATGATGATGAATGGCATACCTATGCAGAACGCAGAGTACCTCTTATAATGACTGACAAAAAAGGTCAATCAAAAGAGTTAAGATTAGCTGCAGCACCTTTGTTGATGCCAAATAGACATCAAGCATGGATGACTGCACATGTTATTACAGTAAACAACTAAGAGGAGAAAATATGAAGATACAAATTATTAAAGGTGTGTACGGACACACCGAAAATGGTATTGTTGTGCCTAAATCTAAAAATAGTGAACCTTTTGAAGTTGATGAAAAAAAAGCAAAAGAATTAATTTCTTCAGGAATAGCTGAAAAAGCCTCTGAATTAAAATCCGAAGCAGACAAACCTATTCGTTACAGGGAAAGTCTTGCACCTAAAAAGAATATAAAGGAAAAAGCACCGGAACAAACTGAAGTGAAGGACACGGCTGATACTGATAATTCAGATGAAAACAACGATGAAGATGAAAACACTATTGAATACAGCATGAAAAATACAAAAGATGAACTTTTGCAAATTGCTGCAGATTTAGGTATCAACATTGAAGATCCGGACAATACAACAAAACAACAAATCGTTGATTTATTAGATGAAGCAACCGCAGGCGATGCTCCTCAAATTGGCAACGATGAAGGGATTGTTGGTTAATGACTTTTCAAGAAATGCTTGAAAAGGACATTCATAATGTATTCTTAAATATTAATGAATTAGGTAAAAAACACTCAATTGAAGGCGAGGAAATCACTTGTATTTTTGATGATGAAGCATTAAGAGAAAGACAAGCCGGAGCTGAACTCGGCGTATCTGAAAGCAGTGCGTTAATTTTTGCTTGTACAAAAGATTTACCTTGCCGGAAGGGTGTTGGCCAACATTTACTCGTGGATCACCAAGAATATTTGGTAGATGCATGGGATGAGAATATGGGAATGACACAAATTGCATTATCGCACGTTCAAACTGCATAGGAGAGGGTAAATGGCTACAACAACACTTAATAATTTGGAAATAATTGCAGATTGGTTAAGAAAAGAAATTTGCCCGAATTTAACATTTAAAAAACCTAACGATGCGAATAACGATAATACATATGGGTATGAGGTTGTAAATCCCGATGTTCATGTCATGTACATACCAACAAAAGATATTCTGCCGGAATCAAAACATGCGGCGCCATCAATTTTAGTCCAATATGATAACAATAAAATCTTCCCAAAAGAAAGTATAGGATTGATAAATATTAGGCTTGGTTTTTCTATTTGGAATCCGGGGTTACATACTCAGGATGAATATGAAAGAAATTCAGAAGGGTATAAAGATGTAATGAACTTCGTTCAATATGTCGAAGATGCACTTCAAAAAGAAGAATTGATTGGATCAATAAGAATACGTTTGGAAGATGGGATAGAAACAGGACCTCTTAAAGAGCAGGGGGTAATTGCAGATTTTTATCCCTATTGGTTTGCATATTTAACCTTTACCGGAGAATATTGCAAAACCTCTATCCACAAAAAATACGATGATTTATTAT